ATCTTCGCCGACAACTCCGACTACGTTATGGCGTATGAGCGTGAGTTCGAGCTGCTTCAGAACTCTCGTGAGCAGCGGGCGGAGAGGCAGGCACGTAACCAAGTGGGAGCCCAACCCATCGACCTAGCCTACACCAAGAACATGGTGAGCGAAGGATCCAAGCTGCCTGACGGTCCCGAGAAGGCCCAGCTAATCGAGCTTCATGCCGAGATCGAGAAGTTCAACGCCGAAGACCCAGAGACAACACTGGGGGCTGTACGTAACAGCCAGCGGGCGCAGCTTATGCGGCGGCTTGAGACGGCTGAGAACAGAGCGGCTCGCATAGTCGGGTCCGTCAAGGCAGCCGAAGCGTCTAACGCCAACTACTTGCGTGGACGCAGGGACTCTCTCAACGACAAGATAGCTGTGGGTCACGCACCAGCAGCGGCTGTCGAGGCTCGTGCTTCGCAGATCAAGCAATCTATCTCAGGCTTGGGAGGCGTACTAGACCGCCTCAACGGTAAGGACATGCTTGACGCGAAAGGGCTGAAGCTATTCAAGGCGCAGTACCCACAGAACACAAAAGTCCAAGCATTGAAGGGCGACGTGTCTGTATATGAAGCCGCTCGGGTCATCGAGGACGACCTCTACACAGCACCGCTGCGGCAGCAGCTTGCTACGCTAGGCGCTGAGTCGTACACGGATGCGATCAGACGCTTCATTGACCAAGGAACAGGAGAATAACCCGTGAGTTTAGAACTTCTCAGAGAAGCCCAGAAGAACGGCGCACCCCCAGAGCTACTGGCTGGGGCCGCTGCCGAAATGGGTATCGAAGGTTTCGAGATAGAGACGGACGAAGACAAGGAGATTGCTGAGAAGTTCGAGCTGCTGCGGCAGGCAGAGGCTAACGGAGCGCCTCGCGAGCTGCTCGAAGGAGCGGCTGCTGAGATGGGCTTAGGCGACGCATATCGTGCGTCTCTTGAGGCCGACGCAGCACAGGCGCAGGCGACGCAGGCGGAAGCTGGGCGGCGTCTGTCCGGTGCTGATGACTCAATCATCGAAAACGCTTTCGAGGGTCTAGGCCAACTGGCTAGCGGGATCAACAAGGGAGCCGTAGCTGCTGCCGACCTCGTTACGTCCCCTGTCCGACTCGCCTCCCGTATGATGGGCGCTCCCGTTGACTCCGTAGCTGACCTGTTCCCAGAGGGGTATCAACCGGGACGCGGTGACTTCATCGAGGAGGCTGAGGTGAGGCAGGTGGTTGACACCATCGGACAAGGCATAGGCATGGGCTTAGGTTTCGCCCCCGTTGCCCGTACTCAGGGCGCTGCTTCAGCCACGGCGGAGGCGCTGGGCCTCGGCATGACTGACGAGGTGGCCGGTGCAGGTGGCCGTGCCGCTCAGATCAACCTCACCAACCGAGCGGAGCTGGACGAACTCAGCCGCCTCTCTCCAGAGGAGCGGATGGAGGGACTTTCACAGATAGACCTCGACAACCCCTTTCAGGTGCAATACTTTGCTAACAAGTACAACGACGAGATAGCCTACGAGAATACGTCTGATGTTATTGAAGACCTTATGGCTCAGGAGGACTTTGCCGACAACTTCAGCGTAGCCTTCAAAGCTTTGGATGACGAGGCGAAGGAGCTGAACAGCCGCATCGAGACCACCACAGGACGCGAGCAGGCGCAGGCCCGCCGCAATCTGGAGCGTAACGAGGGTCGTCGTAACGAGCTGCTGGAATCTCGGAAGGTGCAGGCCAAGGTAGACGCCATCCAGAAGCGTATCGACAAGCTACAGAAGACAGCCGACAGTGAGTCGTCTACTTTGGATCAGGTCGAGAGCGCCCTAGAGGGGATTGCCGAACTCCGTAAGGAGCAGAAGAAGCTGGCTAAGGCCGCGCCGTCCAAGGTTAAGTACAGGACAGCCGAAGACATCGCCAACAAGAAGACTTCGAAGCTGAAAATATCGTACAACCCGACGGTTGAGGCTGAGAAGCACCTGACCAACGGACTCCGTACGGTCGAGCGCATGGCGGAGAGGTTCGGTATCTCGACTACCGACGCCCATCGTGCGCTAGTCCGCTCCGGTGGTCTGAAGCCAGCGGATGATTTCCGTGAGGTGTTCAGCCGCAACTCCTCGTCCATGAAGCAGCTATTCAAGGACGGCGACGGTTCTTCTATCAGCATCTTGGATAAGATATGGCGTCCGGCTACCGCACTCATGCGGGACAAGGTGGGGAGGCAGGCGGCTCGGGACTACGAGCAGGCGTTCGAGGGCGCGGCTCGGGACAGCGAGCTACTGTACCGCAACTACGTCAACAACCCCGGCGTATCTCGTGCCTTGTCTGAGTGGATGGAGACGGACGCTATCAAGCGTAAGTTCCTCAACCTCCACCGCACCGGGAACGCGGGTCTCAGCGAGCTGCGGAGTCTGGCGAAGTCTCTGGACCCCAAGGTTCAGGAGATGTTCGAGGGTCTCATCAAGGAGAGCCAAGCGCATAGGGCCAAGACGAACAAGATGTACAAGAAGGAGGCCAAGGGGGACGCCGTATACTGGGCGTCTCAGCGTAAGGCGGAGGAGAAGTCCACCGTCGACAAGATCGGCGAGGCCTTTCAGCAGGTGCGCGGTAAGCCCACCAAGATCGAGGGGACTAAGGAGCGATTCAGAGGCAACGCTGATGAGCTGTCGCCCGAGGAGCTGGCGAAGTACGAGAACCCCATGGTAGCTCAGCTTGCTCGCATGAACGAGGAGATCACGGCCAAGCACCTGACGGAGCGGTTCGGACTTCGCGCCACGCTCGGCAAGAACGGGGACATGAACGACCTGTTCGACGAGCTGGAGCGCGTGGCCGCAGCCAGCGGCGGGCAGGACAAGGCTACTCTAATGCGTGGCCTCATCCAAGACACCTACTCCGGACAGAAGGCGTCGCCGCCTAACTGGATGCAGCAGTTTATGAAGCAGTCGTACGCTGGTACGCTGGGTCAGGTGGACTCCGCGATGATGAACCTCCACGACATCGCCATCTCCGCATGGCGCAACGGTGCGAAGAACACATCAAAGGCTCTCTGGGATACGCTGTTCACCAAGGACGGCATAGACCTCCGTGAGATGGGCATCACTAACACTAACTCCTCGGTCGGTGAATTCCGCGAGGGGGTGGGACGTGCGCTGGAGAAGACGGGGAAGCTGGACAAGGCTATTGACGTGTATCAGGACTACGCCTTCAAGCTCTCGGGCTTCCAGATGATGGACAGAATGGGCAAGGGCACTACGATGCGGGCGGCACTGCACTCTTTCAGGGACGCAGCGAAGAAGCCGGGGTTCGTTAAGGACTACGCGCATCTGGTGCAGCCCCGCGAGGCCGCGCAGGTGAAGTCCGTACTTGCCAAGGGCACCAGCATAGCAGACATGACTCCCAAGCAGCGCGAGATCGTAGAGCGTATGATGTTCGCCAAGCTAGGCGAGCAGCAGCTCATCTCGGCAGCGGGCCGACCCCTCTTGTATCTGCAAGTACCAGCCGCTCGTCCTATGTGGGCGATGACTGGCTTCGCGGTGAAGCAGATGGATATGCTGAAGATGGCTGTCTATGACGAGGCCAAGCGAGGGAATTGGAAAGAGGCGGGAGAAGCGGCGTTGGGCTACATGGCATACGCTGCCGTTGGATACGCTATCGTGGACACCGTTCGTGACATGCCCGCGTTCATCCTGAGTGGTGACGAGAAGAAGGCACCGACGGCGGAGAACTTCGCAATGCGTGTGGTCGACCAGCCACTGGCGGCTGCGTCGCTGAACCGTCTGGATACTCAGACGTTCTCGCGCACCATGAGCGACCCCGTAGGCGAGACGTTCAAGTCGGTAGCGCCACCCGGAGGTGCAGTAGGTAACGTCCTCAAGGACGCAGGCCGAACCATCACAGGCAAAGAGTTCCGTGGGTACTTCCTGAAGTCGATACCGTTTGGCGACTTCCTGTATGACGCGGTGAATGACTGAGGCTAACGCCCCCAAGGACGGGGGCATAACCACCGCCGGGGAGGGCGAGCATGCGTGAGAGAGGAGGATAAAGTGATACTCGAAAGAAGGCTCACGACCTTAGAGCTAGGACTAGACGAGATACGACGCGATAGCGCCGAGCGTCTGGAAGTAATAACCGCCCGCTTCGACAAGCTAGATCGACGGGCGGCATGGTGGGTTAACGGCATCTTCGCCGTGGCCCTCGCAGCAGGAGGCATATACCTTGAAGCGTACCTTAGTAAAGACGACCGCCGCGATGGTGCTGGTGGCGAGCCTATCGAGCTGCGGGACGATACCTGAGTTAGTGAAGGATGCTGTTCTGCCGGACGGCAAAGGAGTAGACGTAACAGCTAACGTCGGGAAGGTGGAGGCGGAGCGGGGAAGCGCCCAGCAGGGGGAGACGAACATCGCCTTAACCCCTGTGGACGAGATTGAGTACCAAGCACCCATCGACACGGTGGTCAATGAGAGTGGGCTGGAGTGGTGGGAGCTGGCCGTGATCGTCTTGCTGGCAGGCTGGGCCATTCCCAGTCCTCAGGAGATGATCCGGGGCATATTACGCTTCCTGCGAGATCCTCTGGGTCGGGGCCAACAAACCCGTACCTGATCTCCCACGCCTGCGCCTGCATTGGTATGGACTCGCGGAGGTACTCAGCAGCAGTATGCTCCTCAGTGCCCCAGCCTGCGTCCACGTCGGCGAACCTACGCTCTCGGCTGCTGCCGCTGGCGTAGCTCATCACCGTCCCCCGCAGGCAGTTGCGGGAGCCGTCGGCGGGACTCATGCACCAGCCCTTCCGCCCCCCATAGCCCTCTTGATGGGCGTGGTGGATGCCGAAGTTGTGGCCGACCTCGTGGATGAAGGTGTCAAGACCGCATGACGTAGCAGACGTACGGATGAACGCCCTGTCCTTGCGACCAAGCGAAGCCACCCCGCAGTAGCCGTCCCCTGTACCAACGGACAGCACAGCCACTAGGTCCGCGCGGTTGCGCTCGCCTAAGTCCTGAGCATACTTGTCCCTGACGTAGTAGTAGGCAGACGTGGAGGTGAGAGGCAGGTGCGTCCACACCGACGAGCAAGCTACCTCTACCTGTATGTCTACCCCTACCAGATCAATCGCCTCCTGTAGCCCTGCGACCATACCGCTTGGGTCGTGACGGCTGCGTCGGTAGTCCCAGATGAAGGCGATCCGCAGCTTCCCGTCGTCGTCGAAAGACTTGGGCAGGTTGCGTACGTCGTTGTGGAACAGCGGGTGAGTCGCTGACTCTCCTGCCTGCCAGCATGGGGGATGGTCCCCGGCGCTTGCGTCCCACGCCCACATGACGGCCCATAGTGCGACCGCCATACAGAACACTTCACGTATCATACGTCCTCCTACTGTGGTAGCTCATGCCTTCCGGCCAGTGTATCACCTGAATCACGGAGTCTCGGGCTTCGAGAATATCGTTGACTAACGCCATTGCCTTCTCCTCGGTGTCGAAAGCACCGCGCACGAAGGACTCCGCAGCCCACTCCTCGTTCACCTCTGTCACTACATACTGATTAGCCATTGTGTATGAATCCCCTGAAGTCTATACACAGCAGCACCAGCCCCGCCACAGCGGAGAAGTGCAGCCCTGAGTAAAAGATCAAAGCGTTGAACAGCAGGCCAGAGCAGACGACGAGGCCGAAGCCCCGCCGCCGCTTGCGCTGACAGGTGGATGTGATGTGCCATTTGCCTACCACTGCTACGCTGAACGACAGCATCTGTAGGAAGATCAGCACCAGTAGTCGCCCAACACACGACGGGCGTGTACGCGCTCCTCGATGTGGGCCTCCATGCAGTGGTGCTGCTCCCCGAACAGGCGGAAGAAGGCGTCGATGTACCGCTCAGTCCACATCCGCTCCCGGTAGCTGCGGGCCGACAGCGACTCCTGCGGGTCGCCGTTGAACAGCAGTACGTTGAGTACGTGGCTGAACAGCACGAGCCAGTTCCATAGCCGACGCTTCATCGCTCCAGCTCCCCGACGTACTCTATCTCCGGGTTTGTAGCACTGCTGACCTTATACAGTTCACCGTCCACCAATATAACCGCGTCTCGGTGATCCTGTAATCGCTTGGACAGCTTATCCTTACGACGATACAGCCGGCCCATTGCCTTCTTTATGGCCTTGTCCTCCGCTAGTAACTTCTCTAGTGTACTCATCGCTCCAGCTCCTCCGGGTGATGCTCAAGCTGGTGCAGCATCTGAAGGATGTTACACGCAGCGTGGGCTAGGTGGGACCGACCTGACTCCTGATCGTTGTCCTCCCCGGCCTGCCATGCAGACATGTGCCGCATGAGACAGGCGAAGCTGACTTCCCAGTTGGTGGGCTTGAGCCAGTTGTTGCGCTCGTACTTGGACGCGCCGTACTCCAGCACCCGCACCACCTCCGTCAGCGTGGACAGAGGCAGCAGGGAGTAGTCGGGCTTGCCGTTGTTGTAGCGCAGGGAGCGCTCAGGCTCAGGGGCCAGCGGTGCCTTGACGTGTGGCAGGTTGCGGTCGCACTTGGTCCCCAGCGTGGACGGATGCGCCAGCTTAGTGTACTGTGTCATCGGTGCTTTCCTCCTCTATCTGCGCCGCCTCCTGATCCGCCGCAAGACTAACCTGCGCCAGCGTCAGCATCACGGCCACTACGTCGGGGTGCGTGTTCCCGGCGATGAGCGGGGGCTGGCCGCTGCGGAAACAGATGGCTACGCAATGCACTCCCTCATCATCCCCCTCGAACGCCTCTTCCAGCAGTCCGAAGATCTCGGAAGCCGACGCGAGCTCCGCCTCCTCCTCCTCTCCAAACAAGTCTATGACGTTGCTCATAGCCTCTCCTCCTCTACCAGCTCCTCAATACGGGGCATCAGGTAATCAATCAGCTCCTCTGTGGTCAGGTCGAGGCACTCGATAAGAGTCACCTCGTCCAACTGACGCAGCTCAGAAAGCACCTCTTGCAATACTAAACTCACGATACTCTCCTTATCTTACGTCCCAGATTCATGTACTCAATCACCGGCTCGCCATCCACTACCACACCGCAGGCGATGATGGGCTTCTTGGCGAAGTGCTTGCCGTATGCGAAGGCCAGACTTCTGTGGTCAACGCCGCAGCCTACGGCCATGCCCCACACCAGCTCCTGGTCGGTAGCGGTGGCAGAGATGCCAGCGTTGCTGTGGTTATGGCCCGACACAGTGCAGCGCATCCGGGTCTCAGCGTCCTTGCGGAAGCCGTTGATACCACCGGCAGTCTCGCCGTGGTGGTACAGTACGTTGTCGATCTCCACTTGGTCAGCGACCGTCCAGCCCTCGGGCATCTCGAACAGGTCTTCGATGGGTCTCATGAAGATATTTGGTTCCATGCCCAGCTTGCGTAGCTGACGAGCGGGGATGCGGTCGTGGTTGCCCATGATGAGAGTGCAGTTGGGGAAGGCATCATACCAATCCCTTGCCCTTCGCACCGCCGACTCATACTCGCCCAGAACATTGTGAAGCATAGGCTCACTATCGTGAAAGCTAAGGCTATGATTGTCAATGAAGTCGCCAATGTGAACAACAGTGTCCACACCGTACGCCTCAAAAGTTTCAGCACAGAAGTCAAGGTATCCCTCCAGTTCAAACGGCAGGTGAGTGTCTCCGATGATTCCTACAGTAGCCATTAGTCGTCGTCCCTATCTAGTGTGGCGGTGACGAGGCAGCCTACGCATACCCCGGCCAGTGCCATGATTAAGATTGCAAGTGCGGTTTCCATCACACGTCCCCTAAGAAGGCCAGCAGGCCAGCAGTGAACAGGCAGAAGCCATAGAAGTACACGACGTACTTACGCATCTCGATCAGCTCGAAAACCTCGGCATCCACTGCCGGAGTCTCTACCGCAGGCGTAGCCCGTGGCTTGCTGATGCCGAGGATGCGGCGGCGTGACTTGACGCTACCGACCGGGCGGCCCAGCAGACGCGCTTGATGCGCCACTGGGAATCCTAGATTATCCCACTCACGCAGCAAAGAGTCCTCGTCCTCGCCGAATCGTGTGTATCCTACGTTACTCATCGTCTGCCTCCTGTGCCTGCTCGATGACGGCCCGCTTCAGCTCGGGGTAGTTGCTCACCCATGCGAGGGCGCGGCAGAAACCTTGAGCCACTCCCAGTGCGTGCAGATCGTCCACGCTCTCCAGCAGTGCGCGGTTGGAGCTGAATACCGCCTCGGCCTCCGCCATCAGCAGCGCCCAGCCGGTGCTGTTGCCCATGTCCAGCACAGCGTCCAGCTCTTGGTCTAATGTCAGTTGGTCTGTCATATCAATCCTCCTAGTTCAAGCAGTCCCCACACCGGGATGGCTATGGCTACGGCCACGGCAAACGCCGTCAGTCCGTACTCGTTGTCCCACTGGTTCATCTTGCCTTTCTCTCCTCATTCGTTTTGATCTGGTGGCAGGGCTTACATAGTAGCTGGAACCCGTCCCGCTCGCAGAACATACGCTCAACGAACCCCGGCAGGTCATCGTAGGTCTTGAGACTCCCCGCCGGAACTATGTGGTCCACCTGCACCTCCTTGTTTCCGAAGATGCCCCCGCACTGGGCGCACTCGTACTGATTGTATCCCACCTTGGCCTGTACCTTGCAGGCGTTGCGCGGCCCCCACCGTTGGAAGGCAGCTCGCAGGGCGGAACGGATGAAGCCGAAGTATCGTGCCTCACTCCACGTCCCGCCGTTGCGCGTCTTCTCTACGGTGAGTCCCACAACTGCCCCTCCTCGCGCCGCATCCAGAGGCAACGACCCTGACTCAGAAGCCAGCGGCTCACGTCGCTCTCGTCGGATGGCATGACCGTCACCTCCACCGCGTTCATGTACACGTCCTTGACGTAGGCGTACATCTCAGCAGGAGTGGTGAGGTCGGCAAGACCGGCCTTGATCTTAGCTGTGGCCACCTTCCCCGTACGTTTCTTCAAGCCGGGGATGTTGTCCGTGGCATCACCCGTCAGGAGCTGTGTGTAGAAGAAGCGGTCGGCCTCCTCCTCTGTCACGTAGTAGGTGGTTTCCTTGTTCCAGTTGTAATGCCAGCCGGGTACTCCATCGAGGTCCTTGTCGATGGTGGCGATCCCGTGTCCCTTCTGCACAGCTCCAATGGCTAGAGCGTCATCCGCCTCTTGCCCCACTTGTAGCTCTGCCTCGAACTCGTCGATCATGTACTGCCGTATGGCTTCCAGATGCACTGGCTTTTCTGCGTCCTTGCGGTGGCCCTTGTAGGGGTAGGCTTCGGACGCCTCTGCGATGCGGAAGTTGCTGCCGCTGTCGGTGAGGTAAATGATTCCAGTGTCTCCGCAGGCGTTGATGATGACTTGAAGGGAAGCCCTCGCCGCAGCGAGAGCCTCCTCCACGGTGTCGTCGTTGGACTTGAAGCCCACAGCGTACGCCACCACGTCTCCGTCGATGCCCCATATCTCCGGGGCGTTCATCAAAGCACCTCGTCTTCGTCGTAGCTGAAGACTTCTTCCTCGTCCTCGCCGCCGAAGGTCACGAGGTCAACGATGTCAACGAACACGACCCGGGGGTTGCCGTTGCTGTCGCCGAACAGCTTGACGATGATGTCAGAGCCGCGACCGATCTTCTCGGCGATGGGGTCGAGGATACGTACAGTCTCCTTGCCTTCGCTGTCCTTGCCGGAGGTGATGATGAGGTTGCCCTCGTACCGTACCTTGATGGGGAAGTTGGAGCTGAAGCCCGTGTACTGTCCCGACTCAGGATACTTCTCGTCGAACTTGATGCGTGGCCCCATGCCAGTGCTGGCACCGAACCGCTCCTCCAGCGCCTCGACCGCCTTGTCCGACAGGTTGGTGACGCGCAGCTTGTACTTGCTGCTGCCCTTGAACTCGTCCGGCTTGGTCAGGTGGTTGAAGCCCAGCTTGCCCCGGATGGTAAGTGTATCGCTCTTGATGCTCATGCAGTTCTCCTAGTGTGTCATAGACCAGTTGTCGCCGATCATGTACTCGCCGTCCAGCGGGCAGCGCAACTCAAGGTCACGACCGGCCTGCCGTATGGCATTGCGGAAGATCACACCGACACGCTCGGCGTACTCCTCCGGTGCTTCTACTTGGAACTCATCATGCACCTGCGCCACTAGCCTGTACGGGTAGCCGTACTCAGCCAGCTTAGCAACTGCAATGACCAGCGCCTTCTTCATCACGATGGCACCCGCCGACTGGAGGAGCGTATTCAGTGCGGCATGTTCGCTTCGCACATGTACTCTACGTCCGTCCAGCCCCGGCAGGGAGCCTCGCTTGTTAGCCATCCCCTTCACCTTGTCGATGAGGCGGCTGAGTGCAGGGGTGGCCTTCAGGAACTGAGCCTTCAGCTTACCTCCTGCGCGTTCCCCTTTACCTACGATGCTGCCGATCTTCTCGTTGCCTGCCCCGTAGAGGAAGGCGTAGATGAAGGTCTTGGCATCGTTGCGGGAGGGGAGTCCCGCTGCCTGCTGGTTATGCGTATGGATGTCACCGTGCAGGATGAGGTCCGTGTACTCCGGATCGTCCATGTAGTGCGCCAGCATCCGCAGCTCCAGTCCAGAGGCGTCGATACCCACCAGCTTGTTGCCCTCGCTCACCGTGAAGCACGAGCGGTAGAGAGACTCGCTCGGTATCTGCGCCATGTTCGGACTGCTGTGGGTCATGCGACCAGTGATAGCGCCGCAGGTATTGACGCGACCGTGGATGCGACCGTCGTCGCCAACGGCGTCCAGCCACGAACGCACCATGCCGAGGCGCTTGCTGAGAATAAGATACTCAAGTACAAGCGCAGCCTCTGGAACATGGGCGTTCTGTTCCAATGTCGTCTCATCGACCTTTGGCTTTCCTGTTGGCGTGATGTCCTTCCAGACTGCGCCCTTAGCTGCAAGGCGATCAGCCACTTGTTGTCGGCTGCCGGGGTTGAAGACTGTGACTCTGTCTTTGAGTCGCTTTCCTGTTTTGTCACTGTATCGTTCCTCTATGATTGGGGGAAACACCTCCTGTAGTTCAGTTTCTATGTCAGACATACGTTGGTTATGTTGTTCGTGTATCTCACACGCCTTCGGGAAATCAAACGCAAAACCATCACGCTCCTGCTGTGTGGTGATGCGGCGTACCTCCTCCTCCATCCTGACGCTGGCCCAGCTAAAGCCTCCTTCTTCTACCAACGTCTCCATGTACTCGTAGACAGACCACGTAGCCCGTAAGTCAGCGTGGCAGTAGTCTCTCATCTTCTCCGTCAGGCCGAGGTCGAAGTCGGCGGGGTCGAAGTCCTCCTTCAAGTCGCGGCCCGCACGTTCAGCCCATGCCCGCAGCGAGTGCCCGCCCTCGATGGAGGGGTTAAGCAACCGCCCCCAGCATAGTGTGTCCGAGACCTTGCGGTTCCAGCTAAAGCCCCACACGTCCCGCAGGACTGGGAGATCGAAGCCCAGAATGTTGTGGCCTATTACCTCGTCCACCCCGGACAGCAGGCTGTACAGCTCGTCCACTGTAGTGGCGGTAACTGCTCGGTCTGACTCGGGGTAGTACACTCCCGCCATCCAGATCGTGTCCCAAATACGGTTTGTCTCTATGTCTACCACTGCTTGCCGCTGTCGCTTGTACATAAGCCTCGGCCTCCTCTCTCTGTGTTTGTTGTTCAAGAAAATATCTGCCCATCTTACTCATCGTCCATCTCCTCCACGTCCATTGCTACCGCGTGAGGAATATCATTCCAAGCCATGCGCCTTGCTTCCTTAATGTCCCGCGCCCTGACCTCGAATACCTCATTGATTAGGGTTTTGTCGGGGCAGTCGTAAGCCACGCAACGGTAGCCGTTCCAGCTTATAGTCATAATGCCTCCTCGTCTGAGTGTTCTCGGTCGTATGCTGCGTCTGCCTCGAACCTAGCCTTCAGCTCTTGATAAAGCTCCCAGTCTAGCTGCTCTTTGGCAAGTCTCACCAGTCTATTAAGCTCAGCAGGCGATAGTTTGGAAACTACCTCCCACTGGTGAGGGGCTACACCATAAACCTTTACTTCTTCAGGCACATAGCTGACACTCATCATAACGCCTCCTCAATATCAACAGGCTCGTAGTCGGACAGCCGTCCGGTGTCGTTGTTGTACAGCAGCGCACCCGCAGGGCCGGTGATGCCGGAGAATCTATTCTTCAGCACTCGGATGTGAGTGGTGTTGCGTTCGATTGGATCTTCCGCTTGCCCGTTACGCTCCAGCCCTATGACGAAATCACTGAGCTGTGCGATGGAGGCAGACCCACGTAGCTGAGACACGCTGGTCGCGGCCCCTTCTTCGTGCCCCTTGCCCTCGGGTCGCTTGAGGTGGGACACAGCAAACAGCACGATGCCTGTGTCCTGTGTCAGCGTCCGCAGCTTGGTCATGATCTCGTCCAGCGCCTTGCGCTCGTCGCCATGCTGACCACCCGACACAAGTATCGAGATGTGGTCGAGGATGATGACCTTGCAGTCGAGTGCCTTAGCCATGAAGCGAACACGCGCCACGACCTGATCGACAGTAGCTCCGGTGTCGAACGATGCGTCCATCACCATCAGTTGCCCGTCTCGGAACACACGCTCGAACGATTCCTTGTACGCCTCGTCGCCCCGCTGGATGCTGGAGGTGGGGAGGTGAACAGGCACCGACAGATCGACACCCATGAACCCTTCGGCGGTCCTTTCGACGCTCTCCTCCATGAAAAGGCAGCCGATCTTGTTGTCGGTGGTGTTCTTGATGTGCATGACCAGCTCCCGCAGGATGCTGCTCTTGCCCAGTCCCGAGCCAGCCGTGACGGTGATGAGTTCGGTGGGGCGGAAGCCATGCGTCAGGCTATTGAGCTTGTCCCAAGGCCAGTCGCCCAGCGCAGCAGGACGGTCGGCAGACAGCCTCTCCCACAGATCGTCAGCCGTCAGCACCCCTTCAGGTGTCCATGTGCTGGCCTTGTAGAAGCACTGCTGAAAAGCCTTGCTCTCACCAGCCTTCAGGTAATCGCAAGCGTCCTTGCCCACGGTGGGGTCGAGCTTCATCACCTTGATCTTACCCGCGAACACGTCAGCGGCCTTAGCCACCGCGTCCTGTCCGGCTTGGTCTGCGTCGAAGCACAGAATGATCTCGGCGAAGGCGTCAAGGAATTGATACGCCGACTTGAAGTCTCGACCCGCACCCGCTGCCCCGCCCCGTAGGGATACGACCGGATGGCGACCGTCGAACATTTGATACGCAGCGAGGGCGTCAAGCTCTCCCTCAGTGACGATGATCTTCTGGCTGTCGCCAGTGCCGTAGCGTTGCGCCCCGAACAGGCCAGCGTCCTTGATGGTACCGACTACGCGGAAGCTCTTGCCGGGGCCGCGTACCTTGAAGGCCACCGGCTCGGTCTGTCCGTCCTCGAAGTAGGGGTAGGCTTGGAGCTGCCCGTCCACCGTCACGCCGAACGCCTTGACAGAGGCCGAGGTTAGGCCACGGTCAGGGAGTGAGACAGGCTTGCGCCCAGACCACTGGGTGATGAGGCGTTGCAGCTCCGACCCCGTAGTCAGGGTGACGGGAGCTGTAGTAGGGGCATCTCCCTGTGCGTGTGTCTCGCATGAGAAGCAGTAGGTGTGGCCGTCATCATACAATGCGTTCGCATCGGAAGACCCACAGCTACTGCATGGCCCCTTAGATACTAAAGTAGATTCGTCTGACATAACTTATGTCTCCTAAGAATTGGATGGGGAAGTAATCCACCTCCCCGTTTTTGCTTTCGTTGTCTCTTACGTAAGAAGGCGCATATCGGACGCGATAAGGGTTAGGTTTCACAAGCCTCGGGCCAGAGACTTGAGGAAAATACCAGCCGCTTCAGTGGCTTGCGACTCCGACCTGTACTCCCCGACTGTTACGGTGTGCTTACCGAACGCGACAAAAGCATCCCACTTCCCGTCGCCTCTCTCGGTCGCTGAGCCACTCGCCGCACGATAGTCGGACGCCTCGCCGTTAGATATAACCTTGTCGCTGGGGTCGGTGCCATGCTCCACGGCGTACCTCACCCTGCTGGTCTGGAGTGACTTGCCTTTCACGTAAACCTTACGTCCGTCAATCACACGCCCGAGCCGCCGATTCACAAGCTGCCCATCGATCACCTCGAACCGCTCGCGCAGGTCGTCAACGTCCAGAGGCAGGGCATTAGCCTTCGCCTTGGTACGCTTCAGTCCCTTACGCATGTGGTCGTCAGCCTTCGCCACGGCGTCCCACTCCTCCATACCGCGCCACTTCAGGCGAGCCTTACGCTTGGCGTAGTTAGAAGCGAATCGATCTCCGCGTACTTTCAGCGCGGCCATACGGGTCATGTGGCTGGTTGGGTTGCGGCGGTCAAGAGACATACCGACGGACAGCAGGGGTTCATTCTCCCCGAGTCGCTCGGTGTGGTAGATGCCGTGGCTCTCATACACGCTGGCACTCTCGGCCTCACAGCTATACGTGTCCAGCGCGGCGTCATAGCCGCCCGTGGTCTCATAATAACTCCGACCGTGCGACATCTGCCCTTCTTCATTCTCGATCTCGCGCTCGAGTTCGTGGCCGTAGATGTTGAGCCAGTCCATCGCAGCTTCAAGCTCCTCAGTCTCGCGGGTGCTGCTGGTCGGCCAGTATTGCGCCTTATTAGGGGCGCGGCGGTAGGGGTCACGCATCCACGCTTGCACTTCCTTACGGGTGCGCTTGCACGTTGGAGTAGCGTAGGTGCTACGTGCCAGCTGACGCAGCGACAGGCGTGACGTGCGCGGGTGATTGCGCTGGTCTTGCTTCAGGCTGGACGCATCGGCAGCGTCACACTCGTAGCTGTCAAACATTGAAGTATCTCCCAGTGAGGGTCTCCATGTCGGAGGCGGTGATGGTGGGGTCGTAGCTGTACAGCAATTCAAACAGGCTCTGGTAGTCAAGCGACCCGTCACGATAGGACATGATCGCATCCCAGATAATGGCTCGGTCGGCCTGTCGCTGATGCGCCTTGGCGTAGTTATCTACGGGCTGGCGCAACTCCGGCAGGGACGCAGTATCCCAGAGGTCGGCGCGTACGGCATCGATGCCAGCGTTAATGTCGGCCAAGTAGCTCTCGAATTTCTGTTGATTGTTCATACATCCTCCTTCATGTGGTCTTCAGCTATCTCAAATAGCAACTCCTTCAGCCTGTTGGGGCAGCGGATCGTGTGTATCATCTTTTCTTCAACCTCCCACCAGTCCAAGTAGTAGTCACCCTCCTTCGTGATGGTGACCTGCGCGATCACCTCAAGAAATCCTTGCTCGACCACCACCTCAGTGGTGTAGTCGTATTGAATATTCATAATAGCCCCTCGCTTCTCAGTAGTTTGATTAGTTCCAGCTTGTCGCCAAGCGTCAGATGATTCCAGAGTTCTTCGATTGGTATTGTCACGCGGCCTCCTCTCCGTACCATTTCATAGGCATGCCCCGGCTGTCCCAATCGTCAGCTTTGGCGTTGTAATACAGCTGATAGGCCAGTGTAGTGTCATCCCGCTTGTATTCATCAGGCATACACTGCGGCGGCGGCGTCCAAGGCGCGTCCGTAAACCCGCACATGGACTCAGGGGACTGACTGAGCGTTTCTAAATGCTCCCGAATGGTCTTATGCACCTTGCCGTAGCGCCGCTCATACTCGCGCCCAAGTGCCCTGAGATGCCTCCAAGTCCAGTTATATGCCAGCGAACTCGACCGCACCCAAACAGCAGACGGGTGATTCTTGTGCGTAGGCTTGTACGCTGGCGACTTCCCGTCCAGCTCCGCATGTGCAGTGCTGAGCAGTTGGGCGGTCTCAAGTATCATCTTGACTACGTGCCTGTCGCACTGCATACGCGCAGCCTGCGCCGGATCATGATGTAGGTAGAATATATTCATAATAGTCCCTCGCTTCTCAGCAGCACGCGGTCTCCTGATTCAAAGCGTCTGCGATTTCATCCCAGTTTACCTCGTGGAAGGCGTGATTGATGAAGTCCATCAACAGACCTTCTCGCATTAAAGACATTGCCTCGGTCTCTAACGCGATATACTCCACCGCCTCGCGTACCTCGTGTCCATCCACGGGGTATTCCCCATCTTCGTTGGAGAAATATAAAGGCAGCATGTCCGAGTACCATAGAGCCACGAGCCAAGTTTCTCGGTTAGTCCATCCGTTATAGCCTTTCATCTTCATTAGAATCCCCTCAAGTTGTAGTCTTCATCAGTGATAGTCTCGCCAGCGCCCTCAAGCGCCCTCTCAAGGCGATAGCGAGCGTCAATTAGGCCGAGGTATGCCAAACAAGCGGCATCGCTCAGGATGTTTTTGGTGTACGCTGACTCCAGTGCTGCCATTGCTTCCTGAACGTGGCCCAAAGCTTCCGCAGTGGGTATGTAGTCTTTCATTGCTCGATTCCTCCAATGGTCAGCATGTTAAGCGACTCGCGGAAGGCGCCAGCACGGCCTGTGTGGTACTCTACCAACTCCCATTCACCATGGTCTAGCGCCTTATCTTGCAAGGCGAGGTGGTGGTGCATTTTGCGCCGAATCTCAGCCTTCACCTGCTCCAATTGTTCGTGTGTCATCTCTCGATCTCCCTTATGCTACGTTGTGCATGAATGACAGGGCGATCAGTAGCGTTAGACCGCCCCAGCAAATTACAGTCACCGGCCAGTTGCGTGGCTCGGGTTTAGTGTGGTGTACCATCTTAGACCTCCACGTTAGCGAGCGCATCACGCTGACGCGCCCAATATTCATCGTACTTTTCCACTTCCGCGACAGTGGCCGATGGGCCGCTATAGAACGCAACGCATCGAACGCCAGTGGCGGATGTGTACATGCGGTCTACCTTGGCTTGGAAACAGTAGTCTCCACGGCGTACGTAAACTATCTCATCGGTTTTGAATTCCATTGGCTACCTCCATTGGCGTTTCCGCCCCTCTCATTAGATACACACTTGAGAATCATTCTCACTTGGACAGGTCTGCCGCCCAAGCTTGCATCTGCGCCTTAGTGGCGCCGCCGTGGCCGCGCTTTGGCGCACCCGCGACGATCTCGCCTTTGCTGTTGACGATGTGCCAGAACATACCCGTTACGCTGCTAACTACTTTCATGATGTGACCTCCAATGGTCTGTTGTTGATGGTGTCTTACCTGATACACACTTGGGAATCATTCTCATTTGGCAGACGCCAGACAAAAAAAACCCCGCCGAAGCGGGGCATGTGGCGACCCTGTAGGCTTAGAGGCCGAGGGCATCCATGGCAGTCATCAGCGTCACTTGATGCTTCTTGGCGTAGCGGCGGGCTTTCTGCGCGTCTTTGTTGGCCAGCTGCCGAATGCGGTGCTGCTCAGCCGTGTTGATTTGGTGACTGTTGTTCCGGCCAGCGGATGGCTTGCGGACGGTGCGCGGCTCGCCCTGATACGGCAGCACTTCATAGGCCTCCGCGTCAAAGGTGCAGGCGGAGGTCTGGGGACGCAGTGTGGGGAAGTGGTAGCCGATGAAGCGGGCGTTCTCGCTACCGACCGCGATTGGCGACCCTGTCCACTCAGGGGCGGTGCTGTAGACCGTGTGGCGGGCTTCAGAGACAGACGCTTGCCCCAGTCGAGTGTAGTAATCCATGCCGTCAAGGTTGACGTCCTGCGCGGCACTGTCGAAGTATTCACAGCCGAACTCCAATCGAGTGTCAATGGCTTCTTCTCGCATCTCAGCGGCGTGTGCTTCCAGCCATGCTGCGGCCTCGGCATCACGGGCTGCCTTGTACTCTGGATACGTCATAGTGGTATCTCCGTTGGTTTCTGTAGTGTTGGTCATGCCGTCGCTCTCCCGCTGCCCTTACTCAAATGTGCCGAAAAGTTTTAGTACGCGGATGTCTATACGCGCCTTTGCTTCAGCGTATTCTTCCCATGATTCGGCTCGCTGCACCTCGATCTCAAACCATTCGATCTCTTTCAACAGCGTTTGTGAGTCATAGGCTGGCTTGTAGGTTTCTGTAGTGTTGGTCATGTCCGTTGCTCCGTTCGGTTATTGGCAAGTCGCCGAAGGCGAGTATAAGCCATATCGCCAGTCTGTCAACAGGGGTCGGAGGTTTTGTGGAATATTTACATTCTCCGGGAGCGTGTGGCACCACAGTCGGGCCATTGGATTATGTCGCGGGGTGCTGCGGATTATGTCGCGGGGTGCTGCGGCAGGGCTGCGGATTATTCGGGAGGCGGTGCTGCGGTGGTGTGGCGGTGGCATGGCGGTGGTGTGGCGGTGGTGTGGCGGTGGTGTGGCGGCGGTGTGGCGGCGGTGTGGCGTAGGCGGTTCCCGCCCCCGACTCCCGCCCCTGCCATTTCC